TTGAACTTGTCCTGCAGGGCCTTGATGGTCTCCTGCTGGTCCTTGATGGTCTTGTCGAGATTCTCGATGCTCTTTTCCTGGGCGTCGATCTTCTCCTGCTTGGCCTGGATCTCCTTGATCTTGGCGTTCAGCTCGGCGGACATCTTTTCATTGACCGCCTTCTCGATGCTCTCGCGCATCGCTTTGATCTCGTTTTCGGGCATGATGTTTTTGGGTTGGGGGTTGTTGTTGGTTTGGTTGTGGTTCGGGTCGGCTTTCGCGCTCACGATGATCGCGTCCGGGTTGGCTGCGATCGTGACGGGCGAGCACTCGTACACGGTGATGGCGTCCAGGATGCGGATGTCGTATTCGTAGCCTTCGCGCTTTTCGTAGTGGTAGCGGTCGGCCCGGTATCCGATGGAGAACTCCTTGATGGCGCCGGACTTGATGAGGATGGCGGCGTCGTTCCCGTCGGTGGTCGGGAGGATGTCAGCCTCGATCCACATGCCGTAGTCGTCCACGCCCTTGTCCGTGATCTTGCCGATGACGGTGCGGCGCTCGTGCTGGTAGCAGAGGGCCATTCGGTCGGCATCTTCGCTCTTGAGGAATTCATCCAGGGCTCCGGGCATGATGATGTCGCCCCAGCTATCGATATTGCCGAAAGCCAGGGCGTATGCCTTGATGTGCAGGATGCCGCCCTCGCCGTCGGCCTTGACCTCCAGGCGGGCGTCTCCATGCTTGGTTTCCAGCCCCTCGCCGGGGCCGGCCTTGAATTGGATGGGGATTCGCTTCATTTGTGCGTTCCGGGTTGGTTTCGCACAAAAGTAGAACTTTTGACGGCGTATCCAATACACCGCCCTCTCGGTCTTTTCGTTATGGGGCTATCGTTTCGGGCGGCGGATGCAGTCGCAGGCGCAGTTGATTATCTCGCCGGCGTCGGCCCCCATCGAGGTGTCGTGCGGGTACATCATCATGCCTCCCGGCAGGACGAAGGGCTCGTCCTCGTCCACGATGACGCCGTCCATCAGCTCGTGGCTGGCGCGGGTGTTCCCGAGCCCGGAGATGGCCCACTGCTTCGTGAAATGGATGCTCAGGGTCTTCGCGGCGTCGTTCGCGGCCTCGGCCATCCCGATCATCGCCTCCGTCTGCGCGATGCGCCGGCACTGCCATTTCTCGATCGTGGCAAGATAGCGGCGGTAGAGCTCTTTCGTGACCTTCTCGATGCCCCGGCCCAGGTCCTCGGCGAGGATTTGCCGGACAAGCCGGACAAGAGTGTCCTTCCAGGTGCCGGACACGATAACGATCTCGTTGCCTGCGCGGGTGGTCGCGTAGTTCCGGAGGCCCGTGAGCCAGACGTCCTCCTCGCCGGCCGCCTTCATCGCCCGCAGGTCGCGGGCGGTCGCCTTTGCTATCGGGAGGCCGGCGTCCACGATCAGGCCCTGCCACCATTTCCCCAGGTATGGCGTCTCGTCGATCTGGCCTTCGATAAGCGGGATGATTGCAATTGGGTCGGTGTAGTCCTTTGCAAGTGCGAGCACCCGGCGCAGTTCCGCCCGGCGGTCCTTCGCCAGGCGCGTCTCATAGACGGAGGCTACCTGCAGCGTCTTGCGCCGCAGGTAGTCCCGGTGCCGTCTTTCGGCCGCTGTTATCTTGCCCTTTGACGGCATCCTATTCCTCCGGCTGGTTCTCGTCGATGTCGTTCACGCCCTCGCCGCCGAACACGGTGGACATAGGGATCATGGGAAGATCGGCCCAGGGCTCCGGGCGCGGCTCGTACCCGTAGGCCTCGCGTTTCTCGTTCAGCGTCGCGTGCATCTTCGTGAGGTTGTCCAGCACGTCGGACGGATCGTCCTGAAGGACGGAGATCTTGTCGGTGTTCACGACGAGCCGGTATTCGATGTCCATCCCGAAGTGGGAAAGGAAGTCTGCGGCGAACTCGTTTGCCAGGGGGATGGCGTTAGTCTCGTACAACGCCTTCTTTGCCTCCTTCGCGTTTTCGTACTTGGATTGTCCGTAGTACAGATCCACGGGGATGTCGTACACGAAACACAGCGCGGTGATGGCCTCCTTGTGGCTCGCCAGGATGCCGAGGTCGACGGGGGAGACGCCCAGCTGGTGGAGCTCGATGGCCGTGCGCAGCGCCTTGATCTGGCCCTTCACTTCCTTGCCGTTCAGTTCCTCCGTGACCGCGTCGGCGGTCGCCGGCATCACGCCCAGGTTGTCCGCCTTCGGGGTGATGATCGCGGACGGTCCGCCGTTCTGCAGGGAGACGTCCTGGCGGAGCATGCCCTTGTCGATGACCGACAGGTAGACGGCCGCGACCACCAGCGGGCTGGTGCCGAAGAAAGACGTGTCTTCCAGGTTGTAGTTGAACGACATGAAAAAGTCCTTCGGCTCGATGAGCTCCGGCTGCTTCCCCCCGGTCACCTTGATGCCTTTCATGGGTGCCCGGTAGCCGCCCTTCTCGATGCCGACACGGTGGCCGGGAATCAGGTACATCTCCTTCCCATGGCCCAGGTCCTTTCCGATGAGCTTGGGGGAATACACCGTTGCGTCGCCGTAGACCAGGCGGTTGATGGTCCAGCCCTCGCCGAAGCGCTTGCAGTTGTAGCGGTCGTTGGGGTGGTGCAGGAGGTCGAGCAGCCAGTGCGTCTCGACGTCCTCCCATTCCTTTCCGTTCCAGTGCTGGAGCTCCAGGAAGGTGAACATCTCGCCGACGGCCTTTGCGATCTTGTTGATGATGCCCCAGGCCGGGGCGTTGGTCTCGTAGGCGTGCTTGAGGTCTGCCCGCTTAATCGCGGCGTTGATGTCTTCCAGGTCCATCCCCTGGAGCAGCGGCGCGATGGCGGCGAAATAGGCGTTCCCGGCCTCCTGGTTTTCATAGTAGCCTTTCACCTCGGCTTCAAGGGCGGTTATTTTCGCTTCACGGGCCTCCAAGTCTTTCACCCGTACAGTTTTAAGTCCAAACATAGTAAATGCGTTATTTCGGTCCCAAAATAGCAAACGCGGGGAATTTTGGACCGCCCCGGCTCTCGGTCTTTTCGTTACGCCCGTCCGGGGAGGTCCCCGTCGTCGTTTGCGATGGCGAGCCGGCGCAGATGTGTCGTGCCGTACGATATGCAGTCCATGCAGTGATCATTTCCGTCCTGCGGTGTGTCCGTAAACACTTCGGGGTCGTTTTTGTCCGGCTCCCAGGAGTAGGTCTCCACCTCGTCTCCGATGTCCTTGCCGACGTAGCGGACCTTAAAGCCCTGCAGGTAGCCGATACGTCCCACCTTGTCGCGGTTGATGCCGGGCACGGCGTTGATGCCGTACTGCATCCGAAGCTCCTGGATGCTGTCCGGCCGGGCCGGGTCGCAATATACCAGGGCGCGGTCGCAGTCGGCACCCCTGGCCTCGCAGTCGCGGCGGATCGCCAGCGCGACGTCCCTGGGGAGTTTCCCGGTGGCGTACATGACCTGGACCACGTACAGGGTTCGGGTCAGCGGGTCGAAGGCCATGCGGCAAAGTGCGTCCGGGTCGTTGCTGTAGCCCCAGTCGTTCGCGTACCACCATTCCAGGCCGAGAGGGATGTCCGCCAGAGTGCAGGCCTCCCAGCGCGGATAGATGAGTCCGGACCGGCGGATGGCCCAATCCCCCAGGTAGATGTTGCGGTATTTCTCCGGGTTCTCGCGCTCGCATTCCAGGGCGTTGTTGATGAAGCTCTGGGAGAGGTACTGCCGGACGTCCCTCCAGTCGGTATGGATGTAACGCACGTTGTCCACCACGCCGTTGTAGTCGTATGGGACGCCGGGCTTCTTGAAGAACCGCTTGCAGATCCAATGGTGGATGTCCGATGGGTTGAGCAGCAGCTGCACCTCGTTCACCGCAGCGATGTCGCGGATGGACAGGTCAATCGTGTCAAAGTCCACGGGGTTCATCAGCTCCTGGGCCTCGTCCAAGACGAACTTCCGCAGCTTGGGAATTGACTTCAGCTTTGCCGTCTGGTTTCCGGATGAAGTGAGGATGCCTCGGAAGATAAGGTCTCCGCGGCTCACGCGGTTGTGGATCATGTCGGACTTGACGGCGAAGTGCCTGGCCTTCCCCAGCAGGTTTATCTTGTCGGTGTATTCGGGAATGACGGAGATTTCAGCCGACGACATGGTATAGCGGGAGTAAAGGATCGTCCGGTCATCCGTGTAGGAATCGCAGACGGTCGCCGTGCTGGTCGCCGTAGACTTGCCACTGCCACGCCCTCCTGTCACCACCGTATAACGCGGGCCGCCTCTCCGGTCTTTCTGGAAAAGCGGCTCGTACTTTGGGTGGAATATTATGCGGCGGGCGTCCATTTCTAACTGCTATTCTTCGGGCGGTTCCTTCCCTTCCTCCGGATTAGGCGTGCCGAATGCAATGACCGGCGGCGTCTCCATCTCCACATTCAGATCGGTGGTGTTGTCCACCTTGTTCTTCCAGTTGTCGGGGTCCATGTTCGTCAGGAGGAACGTGGCCGCGTGGACGTTCGGCTCAACATAGATTACCTCCCGCGTTGACCTGACCGGGACGATCTTGTCGGTCTGGTAGGACTTGACCTTCTTCCCGGTCTGCGGGTCGTACTCCGTCACCACCTGGGGTTTGCCCTCGGTCTTTGTCTTGACAAACTCATACCCTTTGGCCGCCTTGACGAGCGCGTTGGAGACATCCTGGACGGTCCGCTGCTGGAACACCTCACGAGCGCGTGATATGGCGCTCGCAAAATTCGCATTTTGGCTCCATCGCTGGTAGGTGTCGAATCCAATCCCCATAGCCTCGCAAAACTGCTTGACGGATGCGCCGCAGCGCTGTGGGTAGAGACCGTTCTGCTCAACCCACTCGACGCACTCTTGTATCTTTGCTTTGCAGTATTTCATTTGCCCGCGGCCTCCTTCTCCGGTCGGTTCTTTATTGTGTCAAGGTGATAAACGCCTTGTAAAAGTCTAAATTACAAGATGCCAACTCTATATATGCTTTTCCAGATTCCGGGAAAGTGTGGATGGCGAAGTGGCTCTCACAAAGGACCCATATTGCCGTCCACCCTTGCGGCTGGAAGTGGTGATCTACAAACTCCAGCACATTGAAACCGCTCCGGCGAAGGAGCGCGTCGTATTTCGTCCGTAGTGCGTCCGGGTCGGTCTCCGCGATCCATTCGCTATGGTTCCAAATCTTCGCTTGCATTTTCTTCTGGTTCTTGGATGCGCTGCAGTTCTTGGATGCGCTGCAGTTCTTGAAAGTCCGAGAGCCGTTCCTTTTCCTCCAGGAGTTCGGAGTAAGGGCGGTTCAGTTGCGGTATAATCTCTTGCAGTTTCGCATAGGCATCGGCGGTCGGGAGACACCATTGGCTCTTTTTCGTGAAGTAGTGCGATGCCATATTCGTCCCGATATGCTCCTTGATTTCCTTCGCGGTCAACCCGCTCGCCTTCTTCGCGTTGATGAAGTATTCCACAAGTGGGCCGAACTGCTGAGTAATAATCATCCCCTTCTTCCACTCCATCGCGTTCTGCGCGGTGGTGCATTTTGCCTCCTTGATGAAGCCGGACACCTTTTCCCGTGCGGCCTTCGCGATCCGTTTCGCGTATTCCTCCGGAGGAAGTCCAACCATGTCGGGGGTCTCCAGCGACTTGATGATTTTCCGAACCCGTTCCCTGTGTTGGTCCGTCATATCGAGGGGAAAGAAATGCGAGGCGACCGTGGCCGGGTTTCCCTTGAAGAAGACCAAGACGTTTTGGTGCGTCTTGACTACCTTCCGCGACTCCATCAGCCCACTCGCCCGGATTCCTGCGGTTGCACCGCTTTCGAGGAGAACAAGTTCGTTATAGAGGTGCATCCCGGCCTCGCGGAAAATCCGCTTCACATCGCCGGGAAAATCGTAATAGCCACCCCCGTCATTGTCGCGGACATCGCCCACAACGATAACGGCGAAACGGTTCTCTTTGAGACAACGCACAGACGCGGTGAATGCATTCCGAAGAATCGCGATGAAGTCCGCATAACTGCCCTGGTTGCTTGCATCCCGTGGATCGTCGCTATACACTTCCAGGTCAAAGTAAGGAGGGCATGAGAATAAGAAGTCCTGCGAGTTCTCCGGAATTAGTTTCCCCACGTTCTGCCCATCGTCGCAAATGTACCTGGCCGTCATTCCTTCCACCCTCTCCGTGTTCAGTTTCACCTGCTCCGGGCGCAACTCTATCCCAGTGAAAGATATCCCCAAAGATGCAGCAACGAATCCGAAGACCGTGTCCCCTGCAAACGGATCGAACGCATTCCCGCCGTCCAACGCGAACCACTTGCACATCACCTCGGAAAGCACCGGGTCGAGCAGAGAGACTCCAGCCGCAAGGATGGAGTTATTCTCTTTCTCCAAGACCTCCGGTGGCATGGATGCGATGTATTCCGGGAACTTCATCCCGGCGGGGCGTTCCTTGTTGAACTTGTCGTACAATTTCGGGTACTTCAACTGCGGGGAGGTGATGAGGGTGTCTTTCCTGCTTTCCCCAAAGTCACCAATTTTCTCCCGCCATATTGCCTTGCGATTCTGCCACCGAGCCGACTTTGTATCAAGCACAGAAAATGGAGGGACAATGAAATAGTCTTCCAACCTACGTTCTTCCTCTGTCTCCGCGTCGCTTTCTTGATTGAGCGATCCTTTCGACCTCGTGTTGTTGTTGTCCCCTCCATCACCTTCCTGAGGCCACGCCGGAATACCGAAGTCAACCAGGGGGAAGTCGTCCCAGCTGTTGGCTAACTCGTCGTAGTCCCACTGGCCGAATGAACCGTTGTCCTTGAGGGCTCTGCGCTTGACTGTATCGAAGTCGGTGTCCGTCTCGGGATAGTACACAACGCACGGAAGAACGGTGATCCCTTCCTTTTTCGCTGCGGTCAGGCGAAGGTTTCCGGCGAACACAACGTACTTCTTCCCGTCCGGCACGACCAGCAGCGGGCGGTCCTCCAGGAAATCCTCGTCCTCGCGGATCGAAGCGGAGGTGCGGTCGATGTCCGTCTGCGTCCATTGGCGCGGGTTCTTAGGGAGCCAGGGAATCTGGCCGTCGTTCTGCGAAAGTACCGATGCCTTCAAGGCCTTGCGTTCTTTCTTCATTGTGCTATGGATTTGAGATAATACATGATGCGTCTTGCTGAGTCGAAGCGGACGGGGACCTTGCGCTTGGCGTTGTAGACGGTCTCCCAATGGCAGCGGGTGCCGCGTGCGATCTCGGCGATGGTGAGGCCGGACGCCTTGATGGCGGTCGAGAGCTCCGCCAGGCCCTCTGCGAGGTCGGCGGCGTATTCCGCCTCCGGGATGCGCCTGTCGTCGCTCATAACCCCATCCTCCTGCAGTAGTCACGGCGGAAGCGCCTCCGGGCAGGGCCGGTGCCGTAGGTCATAATCTCCAGGGCGGATTTGAGCAGCTTCTCCTGCTCGTCGAAGTTCTCCGGGCGGTCGTCGCCGACCAGCTTTCGGAGGGATTCCAGACGGTACTCGATGTACTCTTTGAATTGCTGATTGGTCATGGGCTTTGCGTGCTTGGTTCGCCGCAAATGTACAAAAAAAACGGAAATGGCGTATAACATACACCGTTTCCGTGTCGGTTTTCTTTGTTAAAAGACCTTATTTTGGTTTCCAGGCCACAACGCCACAAAGTCGATATCCGGTCTCATCTATCCAGTCCATACCGTTCCATGTGGCCTCGTATGTGTCATAAACGAGCTTTACTTTGCAGGCCGTTCCTGGTTCTGGCTTTTCACGAAGGACATCGTGCCATTCTTTTGGTGGTCCCATGTAGTCCGTCACCAGCTCGCGGAAGGCATCGAAGGTCCTGATCACCGCGTACTTGTTCCCGGCCTTCTCCGCCGCCTCCTGCCACACCTTCTGCGAGGGCCGCTGCTTGCTGGACTTGTCGCGGGTCTTCATCTCGATGCACAGGGCCCCGTAGCCGCCGCGGGCCTCCAGGAGGATGAGGTCGGCGACGCCGGCGGTGACGCCTTCACCCTTCATTATGGCTCCCTCGATCCGGGAGCGGCCGCCGCCGTTCGGGACTGCGAACAGCATCAGCGCGTGGGCCGGGTACTGCGCACGAAACCAGGCCACACAGGTTTTCTGCAGGTCGCTTTCCTTGTGCCGCGGGCGGGATCGCCCGGTGTTCTTCTCCTGCTGGGCGAGGAGACGATGGTAGGCGTCGGCAGTCATGATGTTCGTGGGCTTCTTCATTTGTCGTACTCGCTCTTGATGGGTTCGATGTAGGGGAAGATGGTGACGAGTTCGAGTCCGGTCCGCGGGTCGATCATGCCGGTGAAGGTGTAGTCCCACTGAATGTGGTGCTCGTCGCGGGTGACCGGGTTGCCGAGCGGGTCGAGCGGCGCGATCGCCATGGCCTCGATCTCCTTCCAGATCTCCTCCTCGATGCGCTTGATGGCCTCGTTCTGCTTGCGCTTTTCCTCCCGCCCCTCCGGTGTCTCCTCGCCCTTGAGCTTTTCCGGGGCCTCCCTCAATCCGTGATCGTCGGCCAGGGTGCAGGAGACGCTGACGGATCGGTTCCTCCGGACCTCGATGGTGAGCTGGCTGTCCATTTCCAGGACTATTTTCTTGACTTCCATCATGGCTGGGTCTATTTTGCGCGGCCGCAGGGGCAGTTGGCGGCGTGGATGATCGCGCAGCCCACGGAGGAGTAGGCGACGATGTAGCGATGCCCCTCGAACCAGCATCCATCGACGACGGGGATGCAGGTAATTATGGCACTTTTCCCTCCGCGTATGTTTTTTGGGCCCTGGTTTTCGGGCTTCTGGCTATCGCTCTTGCACCCGGCCAGGAGCAGGAGCGCGGCGATAATGATAAGCTTTTTCATTTCGGTAGTGTTTTGCTCATGAATTTGAAACTGATCCCCATACAAATGTCGGGGATTGTTTTGTAATATCGGCGCTGCTTATAGCGGTTCCAGCCCCAAAAGACGTGGACTTTGTCCTCTGCGCTTTCTGCGATGCCGATGTAATGGAGTTTGTCGCCGGCAAGGTACACAACCTCACCGGGCCGGAGTTGTCTTGGCTTCATCGTTGTAGTGTTTTTCAATGGCGGCCACCAGGGCCTCCGTCAGTTCAGCAGATGTGAGCTCCAGCGGGAACTCATACTCAAGGCCCAGGCCGTGGGCAATGTCCCACAGGCGGCCCAGGGGTATCGGGTCCGGCACGATCTTGTGCGAGGTCTCCTGCATGTGTAGCTTGACGAAGGGGCAGCCGGCTGCGATAAGGCGGAGCCCCTGGGCAATCGTGGTCTGGTTGGTGGCTGGATTCATGCCTGTTTCCTCCTCTCAACAGCGGCGTGGATCTCCTCCAGGGACCGCTCCGTGATAATGAACATCTCGTTGAACGGGCGCACCTTGACGTAGCAGTAAGGCTGGCCGCTGCGGTAGGTAGGCCAGCCGTCGCCTCCGGGCATCGGCGGGATCTCGAAAAGCGTCGCCTCCCTTCCGTACTCGGTGATGAGGTCTATGTCGATGTCCCTGCGTTCCCCGCTTTTAAGCTGTATGGTAATAGTCATTTCTCGTCCTCCTTCGGTAATTTCAGCAAATCCGAATACGGGATGTAGTACCCGTTGTAGCCTATCCCGACGCTTCCGAGGATAAACTTGCACTTGTCGGTCTGGGGGTCGTAGTCATCGTCAACTAACCATTTGACTTCTGTGTCCATATCAGTCCTCCTTTTTGCATGGGCAGTCCGGGTCGTGCTTGACGTCCATTACGGCCGAATAGGCACCCTGCTTGAAAAAGACGACCCAGTTGTGACCGCCGTGTTGTACGTCGTAGATTCGTATTCCGCTATCCGGGAAAGGGTTTGTTTTCACCTGAGAGTCAGGCGCAGTTGCCTCGCTGCAACCGGCGGCGAGCAGCAACAGGGAAATGATTGCTTTTTTCATTGTAAAATCATTGTTAAAAGGGCGCGGCGGTGGGGATAACCTAAAACACTTTAACACACTGATATGACATCACAAACTGCCCACCTGCGGTAGTGTCACGCCAGCGCTTTTCCGCGCCCTGGGTTATTACTTCACAAGTTCAAACTCATAGACGAACACCCACGGATTGCTCGCCCAAGTTCCCTTGCCGGACACCTTGTCGATGAGGGCGGCGAAGGCGTCCCGGGGACTCCAGAAAGCGTTGAGCACGCCGTCATTGTGATGTGGCCTTTGCAGCCCATCAACAAAACATTGTCCGGGAATGTTCGACTGCGACACCCCTTCTTTCAGGCAGTCCTCATCGGTGATGTCCTGAAGGCGTTCCACCTGGACGCCGGTGATGCGGATCTGGTGAGGCATAAGGTCTGCCTGGACGAACATCTTATTGGCCCAGCCAACCATCTTCTGAAACACCATTACTGTAATATCTGTTTTGTGTCCCCAATTAACGAGGATTTCGTTTACACAGTCCTTATAAGGTTGCGCCACGGCCACGACATCTCCGACCTTGTAGTGCGACATTTTCACGGTCTCGTCACAGTTTCCCAAGGGAGTACCGTCCGGCACAATCCTCCGCGTCATGGTCTTTCTCCCTTCCAGCACAGCTTTCGTGAGGCCGTACTTGTCATTGAACATTATCTTTTTCATGGGTTGCTTGTTCTATTGCTTGAAAGATTCGGTACATCACCTGCGGGACTATCGCGTTTCCGTAGGCCTTGATGGATTCGGTTCGCCACTTGCTGAAAGGAAGGGAAATTCCGTCCAGCCGAATGGGAATCCCATCATTTCCTCGGTGAACAGCGGAGACAGTCGGAAAGTCCCTCCATCGGTTTTCGGGGAGCAGATCCTCCCAATCGTGTCCGGTAAGGTTTCCCCGTACTTGCATCCGCTGCCCTTCTTTACGACTCCAGGGTTCGTCTTCCCTTTCCAATCCCTCGCAGACGGGGTTGGAATCATTCCACATTGCAAAAACTTCGCAATTTTCCCTTCCAAGCGTCCCTTTTTGTCGTCCGCTATTTTCTCGTTCGCGAGGTTCAGGTTCACCATGTTGTTTGATCTCGGTGTTGGAAGGATTCCCATCGCAGCCAAGTCGTTCAGTTCTATCGTGTACCCCTGCTCCTTCTTCCTTGCAATCCTCGCACCATCCGGGCTTGACGGGTTCTTCTCGTCCCGGGCCGTTGGTGTCGGTAACATTCCGCTCCCCGCCATCGCCGACAGGCTCTGCCCCATCTGCGAGTTCTGATTCCAGGTGTTCGTAAATTTCGCTCCTTCTATCGCGGTCGGTGTCGGCAGAAGTCCCTTCTCCACCATCTCCCTCGCAACTCCACGGAGATACCCCTTCCCAACATCGTGTCCGTTGACTGTGTTCTCGTTGTAACAATCGCTTGCGTTCGGGGTTGGAATCATCGTGGGCGATGATGAAGACCCGGTCGCGCCGGTGGGGTGCGCCGACAGCCGCAGCCGGAATAAGCACCGGCTGGACGGAATATCCGAGACGCTCAAGGTCTCGGCAGATGCGTTCGATGGTGAAGGACTGGCGCAGGGCGTACTCGTGAATATCGTTACCCTCTCCAAACAAAGTGGGACTGCCTCCCAGGTCAGTGCATACCCCTCCTTCCACCATAGTGGTGATTCCAGCAACGTTCTCACCAACGACCCAAGCGGGCCGGATTTCGCCAATAGCGCGGAGCATCTGCGGCCAGAGGTAACGCTCGTCCTCTCGCCCCCCCCGTTTTCCTGCGTAACTAAATGGCTGACAAGGAAATCCTCCCGTGAGGACGTCAATCTTTCCGCGCCAGCAGCGGAAGTCGGTCTTTGTGATGTCTTCATAACTCATTGATTCCGGGAACCAGTATTCCAGGACGGCGCGTCCGAACGGGTTGATCTCGCAATGGAAAGCGTTCTCCCATCCGAGCATCGCAGCCGCGACCTCCGGTCCACCGATTCCGCTGAATAAACTTGCGTGTATCATATCAGTTTTCCTCCAGCCATCGGTAAATCTTACGGCAGAGGGAATTGATGGCTGGCGGGATGCCCTTTGTCTTGTTCGGATCGACCAGAGCCTGGTTGATGGAGTTGTGCCAGGCGTTCGCCAGGATGAAGGCGTCGCGGTTGATCGCGTCCAGGTGTCGGTTCTTCTCCGGCCTGTGGACCATGACCTGTTTGACGGCGCCGTTCCTCTTGACGAGTGTTGCGACGCGGTATACGTTTCCCCATGCGCATTGGGCGGCCTGGGCGAGGACGTGGCAGAGCAGGGCGGAGACAATGGGCTTCCGCTGGTCGAATGGGACGTCGCCCAGGAGCAGCATGAGTTCGGACCGCAGGACCATGACGTTGTTGGCGATCGCGTCCTCGAAGTCGTCCATGAGGTCGGTAACCTGGTCGTGGTTGTCCGCTCCGATGGCGGCGAAGAACGGGCGGTTGAAAAGGGTGTAGTGCTGCACCCAGTCGTTGCGCAGCTTCTTCTCCTCCCGGTGCAGGTCCAGGGGCGCGATGTCGCGGTTGTAGATCGTGTAGATGGCGTCGCCCAGGAGGAAGGGGAGCAGGGGCTCCGTGGAGTCACCCTGCACCCGTGTCCGGCCGACGTTGGAGAGGTAGGTGTTGATGAGTTCCTTCTTTGTCATAGCTCTATCTCCTTATCAATTCCGCACAGCCGGAGGGCGTGCTGGAGTTCATGGACAAACAACACTTCGCACCAATCACGGCAGAAAGAGACAAGGTCTGCTCTTCCTTTTTCGTCTTTTCTCCCTAATTCATTATGAATCTCGATCGCTACCTTATCGGTGAATTGGATAAAAACATTATTACGTCTTCCAACATTACATACCCACACGCCACGAAAGGTGTTATGTGCGACATCTTTATAGATGAATCCGTTCTTCTCCAGGATCTCCGGGGTGATGGGAATTGGCTCGAAGTAGTAATCGTGGCTATCTTCGTAGTGTTCCGTGCAGATATAGCCATCGTAAATCGACGTCACCTGCTCAATTTGTCCTCTCGTGAACACCAAGTCCCCGATCATCAGTTCGTTTGCTTTCATTCCGCGTCCTCCTTCACAAGGATAATCCGCACCCGGTCGCCGTTCTCGAAGCGTCCCAGGAGGGCGTCCCGCTTGTCGTTTTCCACGAGGAGGTTTTTGGGGCTGCAGTCCGTGTAAACGCGGCCTGCGACCGACTCCTTCATGAGATTTCTCCGTTCATAGCGCCGCCCATCTTCAAAGGCAGAGTTGTAGGTAAAATCGTCGTTCATTTTGCGTGTGTGTTTAGTTATTGTTGATGTTGTAGTCCTTGCGGAATTTCTCCTGCTTCTTCCGTTTTTCCCAGGAGGCCTTCAGGGACGCGGATCTCCTGGCCTTCGTCTCCGGGCTTTCGACCTGTCCCTTCTTGAATTCCCCGGCCGGGTAGTTGCGTTCTCCTTTCTTGAAGGCTGACGTCAGCCGTCCCTCCCGGTATGCCTTCTTCAAGGCGGTCCTTGCGAGCTCCACGATGTCCTCCCGTCGGTCGTCAAGGAAGCCTGGGCGCTTCTCAAGGCCGAGTTCTCGGGCCTTCCGTATGAGGCTGCGTTCGGAGACGCCGATCCAGGCGGCGAGTGGCTTGTTGAACATGATCGGGAAGAAGTCATTCAGCGTTTTCAGCATCCTGGGTGTCCAGACAATCCCGAAATGCCCCTTCTTGAGTCCGAGGTGGTGTGCCTTGACGAAGGTGGCGCGGGTTGTCCTTCCGAGCATGGCGGCCACTTCCTCGCATTCCCGGACCGGGTATTCTTTGCGCAGGATGTCGATATCCCTGGGGGTCCATTCGTTTCTCATAGCAGGTCAAGTTTGAGCTGTTCTTCTTCCTGTACTGGAGATAGCTTGATGTTCCCGCGAAGGTATGGCTGTTCTCCGTGAACACATCTGCTTACCGTACAATGAGCACATCCTAGCTTCTGCGCAGCTATCGTCATATTTGCGTAGATAGTCTCCGTTCCGTCAGGAAACGTGGCCCGGACAGCCTGTTTTGCATTACGTTTCCTAAATAGCCCCGGTTCGTGGAGATGTACCCTCGTTTTGTGGTTAGCCATGTTCTCACGCGGCCATGCCCAGCGAAGGTTGTCCACACGATTATTGGCTCGGTCGGTGTCTATGTGGTCCACCTGGGTCCTTCCGTCAGGGTTCGGTATGAACACTGATGCGACAAGTCTGGAAATAACAAACATTCTTTCCTTCCCGGAATTGTCGGTTATGTGGACCTGCTTGAACTTGCGATTGTTCCAGGTACCGAAATTCCGTTTTTTGCTCCCTACCTTTCGGACATAACCGAGGGAACCGACAACGTACCTGCCTTCAAATCCTGGTATGTATCTTTCTTCGTTCATGGTGTTTCTTCTAAAAAAGTTTCAGTTCCTGCCTGTTCCTTGATCCGGCGGTCGTCGGTGAGCCGGGTGATGGTGTTCAGGCGGCGGAGGATCGTCCGCGCCTCCCTTGACGTGAGTGTTGCTCCGATGTCCATAGCCGTGTCAGTTTTCGATGCGGTAGTCCAGAAGCCAGTCGCCTGCAAGGTCGTTGTCCGCGATGAAGGCGGCGGCTGTCCGGGCCGCTCCTTCGGATCGGAAGCGGAGTGCCAGCTTCTGCCCCTTTCGGCTGATGTTCGTGAGCTGTTCGAGGAAGGTGTCCTGTGCGTCCTTGACGCGGCCCTTTGCGGCGTTCCAGATGGCCCGGTACCAGCGAAGCGCCTCTGCGTCCCAGCGGGGGCCGGCCTTCAGGGGTTTCCATGCCTTTGCGGCCTGGTCCGCGTCTCCTACGGGGGTCCCGTCCTGGTAGGTCCATCCGCGTTCTCCGTAGTGTTTCACGAAGCGCTCGGCCTCCCCGCCGGGGTCCTTTACATTTCCAAAAAAGAAGATTTCAAAAAAGTCCGCCGCCGTCAGCGGCGTAATATTATTATGTTTGTTTGTTTGTCTGTCTGTTAGTATGTTAGTTAGAGGGATTCCGTCCGCATTGCGTTCGGATTCCGTCCGCATTGCGTTCGGATTCCGTCCGCTATCCGATTGCTTTTCCCAGCGGGCTGCGTTCGCTTTGCGACTGGACTCGCTGCGGGCTCCGAATTTGGTCCGCATCTCGTCGATCCGGGAAGTCGCGGAGTGGCTGGTAATGATACCATCCGCGACCTCGAACAGGCCGTATCCGGTCACCACCTTCTCCACTTCAGCCGGTTTGCACCAGCGCAGGGCGAAGGCGATGCTCTTGTAGTTGGCCGGGATTGATCCGCCGTTCTCCCAGAGCATTTCAACCAGGCACCAGAAGATGCCGAGCCCCTGTCCGCCCATGTCCATCTGCAGGTCCATGAGCTTGGGATCGTTCCTGGAACCGAAGTCGTGTGTGATGTAAGGTAAATCCTTCATAGCGGCTCAAATTTCAAACTTGTTCAGGTCGATGTATAGTCCGGCCTTTGCGACGGAGATACGGGCAAATAGGGCCGTTTCTGCCGCCCTGCGGGCGAATTCATCGCGGTCTGCGTTGTTACGCGACAGGTGGATGAGGATCACGTTCTTCAGTTCGGCGGTCTGGTCCGCCCGGATGAGCTCGCAGGCCGCCTTCAGCGACATGTGTGTCCCTTTGGTCCTGGCTGCCCTGGCGGAGTCCACCAGACCGTTCGCCACGTTCCCGTCCAGGATGTAGTCGTCGTAGTTCGCCTCGACCATGATGTGGTCCAGGCCCAGGGCCCGGAAATCGTAAGGGCAGCAGGCCGTATCCGTGAGGAACAGGATGCGCCCGGCCTCCGGGTGCTCTATGATGAAGCCCAGCGGCTCGGCCGCGTCGTGCCTGGTGTCGAAGGGCATCACCTTCCACTCGTCGATGTACAGGACCTCCATAGAACGTAGGGTGCGGACCGTCCCGTTCATCAGTGGGATTGCTTCGATAGTCCCGCGGCTTGCGTATATGGGAATACCGAGGGCGGCGTAGCGCTGTGCGTAGCCGGCGTGGTCGTGGTGCTCGTGCGTCACCAGGGCCCCGGCGATCCGGGAGATGGGGACGGCCGTCCGGCGCATAATCACTTCGGGCTTCACTCCGCACTCGACCAGGAGCGCGGAGTGTCTCGCCTCGAATAGATAGCCGTTTCCGGCGCTTCCGCTTGCTAAAACGGTCAGCCTCATTTCCCTACGCCTTGAAAAGGTCCATGTCTGCGTCGTCGGTCGGGACGTCGTTTTCGTCATTCTCCCAGGGAAGCCTGTCATCCTGCGGTTCCCAGGGGGCGGTTCCTTTCTGACGGTGGACGACGACCTTCTGGGGTTTCTGCTCCGCGGGAGCTGGTTCCGGATCGGGCTGCTGGACGGGTTCCGGGTCCGGGGTGAACTCCGGCGGCTCCGGGTCGGCCTGCTGCTCGGGCGCCGGCGCGTCGATCTGCTTCTGCTCCTGGAACTGCGGGATGGTCTTGTTCGCCTCTCCCTTGTGCTCAGGCTGCTGCTCGTCCGGCATCTCCTCCGGGGTGTACATGCCGT